CACCCTCATCATCTAAATCTTCATCAAAAGAATAATCATCCATTAAGGTTTCAATATCCTCCTCATCAAGACCATCCTCAGTGGCACGTAAATAATCTTTAAGTAAAGAATCAGGATCAGATTCATCAAAGTCTTTTTGTAGCTCTACAAAATCTTTAATACCTCTACCTGTGTCTTTTTTATATTTAAAGTAAGCAGCGACATCTTCAGGTAATTCTTCCTGAGTTTCTCGCTGACTCATTAACTCATCAAATGAATTAATTTCTTTATTATATCTTTTTCCAATATATGAAAGAACGTCTTTCTCGTTTAATTCAACTTTTTGCTCTTCAGCTTTTGGCTCTTCAGCTTTTGGCTCTTCAGCTTTTGGTTGATCATCATTAATCTTTTCTTCATGCTTATCTAAAAGCTCTTGTTCTACCTGTTGAACTGATTTTTCCTCTGCTACGTTTACTTCTTTTACTGTAAATTCCATATGATTAAATTTAATTATTACAAATATAAGAAAAAAATAATACCGTTTTTAGACATTATCTAGGGTCAAACTCAGCTAAGTCAAAACCATCAAGGCTATCTTCATTTGACTCAAAGTTTACTGGTGGTAAATTATTTTTTCTTTGTTGTATTAGTTTTGATTGCTCAGTATTTGCTTGGCTAATTCTTTTAGATTTAGCTCCTTCTCTTTCAATTTCCCTTTTAGATAACGCTTCAGCTTCCATGTTTCTTAATTGTAAGTTGTAGTTAAATTCTTCTTGCATTAACTTACTTTTAAGCATAGCCTCATTGTTTTGCTTTTCAATCTCAAAAGCTATCTCAGCCTGTTTTAACTGCATTTTGCCTTGCATCTCAACCTGTTGAGCTTGCATTGTCATTTGCTGCTTCATCTCTTGAGACTTTAATTCCTGTTGAGCTTGCATTGCCTGAGCTTGCATTGCTTGTTGTTGTTGTTGTTCTTGTAGTGCTTTACGTTTTACTTTAAGTAATTGATTAGCAAGCTTAATGTTTTTAATCTCTCGTATATCGATAGCATCTTCTAGGTTAATATCTCCCTTAGATAATGCCATTTGTATATTCGCTTCAAGTTGAGCTTTTTGCTCTTCATCTGGAGCTATTTCAATAAAAATACCAAAGTCATAAATGTATAAGTCTTTTATCTGATTAAGTATACTAACGTTATACTTTCCTATAGCATTTGCAAAATCATCTTTAAAATCTGCATACTGTAATATATCAGCTACTCTGTAAGTAATTGCTTCAGCTAAACTTCTATATACATACAAAGAGCCTTCAAGTATATGTCTAGTCGCAACATTAGAATTTAACGCTGCTAACTTTTGTAAACCAACTAATGAATTAGGATCAGGAGTAGACGCATCTCTAGCTTCATTTAATCCTGTAACCTGCCTAATCATTCCTAAGTAGTGGTTATAATTAGCAATCAACATCTGTGTTTTACTTGCACCAGAACTTGACTGTAGTTCTTTAATTGGAATTTTTCCTTGATTATAGTCTCCATCCTGTGTATAACTTCTACCAATAACAGAACCTGTTTGGAAATATAATCGTAAGGCATCTTCTGGATTATAAGCGTTTCCTGTACCTAGGTCTACTTCATTCAATCCATCAGCATCAATATACACACCATCAGGTACGACTCTTGAAATAACTTGTTGCAGTTTTAAGTGAGTTATTTGTATTAGGTCTGCAAATGGAATCATACGCCTAGTTAAAGACTCAATAACCCCTTTATACATTCTAGGAGCTACTGCTACATAGTTTGGTAATGCGTGTTGTTGAGCGGATTTTGGTCTTACCATATTTTCAGCAAGTTCCCACTTTAAAAGAATATTTGTTCCCATAACCATAATACCCTCATACCATACATCAATGGTTTTTTCCATCTTTTCAAATCTTCCCTCCTCCATCATTTCGACTGGTGGATTGAATTGGTCATCTTTTTCTATAACCTTTGTTCCTCCATTTTCTAGTATCTTCTTTTTATAAACTACTTTTTTAGTGGTCTTATAATTAAAATACATTAATGTAACGGTGTCTCTATAAAAGATGTCATTCTCATAAAACTGAGCCACGTTATAATAATCATACCAACTCTGAGAATACTTTGATATTTCCTCTAAATCATCTTTGGTTAAAGACTGGTCAATTTTCATTAACTCGGTAATTGGAAGTGTTTTTATTTCACCCCAATAGAAACAGTCTTTAAAGTGTGGGTCTTCTGTATAACTATAAACAATATTTGCAGGGTCTACATATTTAAGTTCAACACCTGCTCCTGGCAAAAACTCATGCTTTGTACAACCAATACCTAAAACAGTCAAATCATAGTCAACTCTTTTTCTAATATCGTTGTAATGGTTTTCTGCAAAAATAGTATTAATAGCTTCCTCTTCAGCAATCTCTATGGCAGGCTTATATTTGAGCTGCATATATAGGTTCAACTCCTCATCAGTTTGAGGAAGGTCATCAGGATTCATTATAAAAGGATCAGCTCCTGTTTCTTTTTGAACAATTTGTAATATGTCTTTTGCTGCAGCCTGACCTTGTATCATGTCTTGATACTTACTTCTTTGAGCTTGTGACATTGCGTCTTCTGCATATGCCTTTACATCAAACAACCTGTCATTCATTCCGTTTACAACAACATCTACAAATTTTGGAATAATTGGGACTGGTGTCCAATCCAAGTTTAGATAACTTAAATCACCATCAACTGCTAATTCATTTTTATACTTAGCAACTGACTGCTCACCTCTAGCATAAAGACGAAGCCTGTAAAAATCTCTCCACTGGTTATAGTATCTACACTGGTTGCCATCTTTCTTAAACCACTCGTACTGAATAGCCTGACCTATTTGTAAGCCAAATTCCTCTGAAGCTTTTTCACTATCAGAAACAAACTGACTTGGAAACCCCACAGAAGAAACATTTATTTTTACGTCTTTCATTTATCTTATTATTTCACTACGACTTCCTTTATTGTTATACCTAGCAAAGTTAACAATAATATTTGATTGTTTTTTAACAGGTTGATAGAGGTGTCTTTGACAAGCCATTATAGCTAAACCTGAGCTAATAGATGCATCAAACTTAGTTCTATTGCTTATATCAAACCTTGCCCAATCTTCTAAAGTTCTACTAAAAGGCATATATCCCATTTCATCAGGACCAATCAAACCAATGTTAGATTCAATGTAAGACTCAATAGCTGCTGCGTGAGCCTGCTTTACTGCCTCGCTTGAGTTAGGTATCCCCCCAAGTTCTTTCTCTGTCTTAGAAAGCTTATGTTTAAGTTTGTCTGGTCGATTAATACTAAAGCCTCTATAACCTCTATTTTTAAAATGATACAGTAAACGAGGTTTATTGTTTTCTACTAATATAGGCATTCCATAAAACACACAAGCCATTAATACTTCCTCAAAAAATATTTCTGCAGTTTGAGGTCTGGCTATGTACTCTAAAAAAAACTGATTACTAGGAGCATCATCCATATTAAATTTAGTAACTCCACTTAGTGCACCATTAGAAGCACCTCCTCCAACTGTACCAGATATATCATAACTATCGCAACCAAATGCACCAAGGTGTTCGTTTGCAGGAAAAAAGCCACCTCTATGGTTTTTCCTATACCTGTTTTGCATGTTTTTTTTTGGAATCCAACTAACTAAAAATCTACCCCTAGTGTTTGGAGTCCATATAACCTCAGTATCTTTAATTCCGTTTTTCCAAGAAAATGATCCTCTAGTTAAGTGATGTTCTTTTATAAGTGAATCATTGTAATCAATCTGCTGATATATTCGTGTAAGGTTAAACAAAGACTGCTTGCTTTCATCTCTAAAAGCATGCGACTCTGTTCTAGGAAACTGTCTGTAAAATTCATTTAAAGCATCAGGATCATTTTTTAAACTTTCAACTTCATTGTTCCAGTAATCAACAACATCTTCCACAGGCATTCCATACTCATCAATGTATCCCTCAAAGTTCCACTCCATTGGTATAAACAAAGAATACAACCCACTTTTGGTTTGACCATTGTTACTTCTGTTATTAAGATTAGAATCATAGTAAAGCTTTTTAAACTCTTCGCCACCCTTGTTTAGTGCATTTGATGTTGAACCCATCATGCACTTCCCAATAATTCTTCTACCCAATCTTAAACATGTTTTGGTAACACGATAATTATTTAGTATATTGTTTGGCTTTAGCCATTTACCACTTTCATCATGTGCTAGTAAAAGTAACTTCTCGCCATCATAAGAGTTGTCATCTGTATTCTTCCAGTCAATAGTCGTATCAAGACCTTCCATCTCTTCATCATCAACATTATACATATTCTTTTTAGTAATCTTGGATGCAGGAATTCTAAACGCCAACTCTGTTTTAGGTTTGTCCATACCATCCTGTACAGGTTTAAAAAAGAAGGGATAATTTCTAACAATAGGCACAACCTTATCTGTAAACATTTTTTTTGCATCAGAACCTGACTTAGACAAAATGCCAATACGAGAGTTTTTAGATATTGTTCCAACATTTGCACACTCTTCTGAAGCCATATATGAAAAACCAGAACGTCTAATTTTTAAATATATCATTCCAAAGCATCTAGGGTCTGCTTTACATGCCTCCCAAAATATGTAAAAAATTCTATTTGCCTCCCTAAAATCAGGATATCCTACATCAATTTTTGTCCACTGAAGGTACATGTAGTGTGATCCTGTAATGTATGTACTTGTTTTGTTATTTGTAAACCAATAACCCTGTTCTCTTTTATTAAACTCATCTTCAATGTAATCTATCCACTTAGCTTTAAAAGTGTTTGGTTGCTCATTCCACTGAAATATAGATTGTATTTTTAGGAGTGCTTTTGGTGGCTCAGTTCTTTCCCACTTAGATGTGTTTTTTTGAAGAGACTCAGGAGCTTTTGGTAAGCCTATTCGTAGTCCATTAATATCATAAACCTCACCTAGCTCTCCTGTTTTAGATATTATAACTACATGATACTTCTCGTCATATCCATATTGCCATGACTTGTTTCTGTTCTTTTTCTTTAATATTCCTTTTGGAATATAATTATCCAGAACCCTGTGTAAATTATGAAGACTTTCTTTCTGCAAACCCTAGTTTTGTATCTAGTTTACTTGGACCTCGTTCTTCGATTTCCATTAAATTTTTTTCATTCTCTATTCTAGTCAATATATCAAACGCATCAAATATTGCTAGTTTTTTTGTTGCTGCAGCATTCTTTAATCTGTCAGCAGCCAACTCATCTTCTGGGTCTGGCTTTATAATGTCTTCTTTTGCAACTTTAATAAGTTGCTCTACGGCTCTCATCCCTGCCTGAATAATATTCTTTTTTAAAGTTTTTGACTCCATTGCGATTCGGATTATATTTGATTCTTGGTCGTTTTTTTCTTTTTGGATTATCACTCATAATTTTATTGTTATTTGATGGTCAAACATTCGATATAGTTTTTCTCCATCCACTTCAAACTCGTACTCACTTTCAGGCTTAAAACAAACCTTATCACCTGGGTTTACATTTTTTGAACGTAAGTAGTTGTTGCTATACTTTATTTCACCAACTAATGGTTCTTCATTGGTGTTTTTATATAAATAGTAGTCTTCTGTAGGAAGAGGTTTGGTAAAACAATACCTTCCATTAGTGTTCCATTGATTTCCATTATGATACATATAAAACTGATCAGGCTCAACAAAAAATAAATCATCCATAAAAAAGCTTCTTCCACTTTTACGCCTACCCTGCATGTCATTATAAAACTTAAATACATTATGATGCACTAATAATTTATCTCCTGGTTTAATAGGACCGTCATAAACAATTGGTGTTGCAATAACCTCCGCAATTCTATTTGATGCTTTATGGTTTTCCTCTGAAGTGCTTGTTATAAAGTTTACATCACCAATTTTTTTAGTGTTGTTATACCTTTTGTTATCCAAAGGTTTAGTAATAAATAAGTAAGGTGATTTCATTAGAAGTTAATATTATACTCGATAGACACAGGCATATTAACAAATCTTTTCCATAACACAATCTCTTCAGTATATGTAGATTTAATCCATATTTTAAAAGAGTCTTGATTATCATCGTAACGAATGTGATGAATTTTATACGTTCCTTTTAATATTTCTTGATCCACAACATAATGCATAGCTCCACCTTTGTAATCAGGACCTACTGCTATCTTACGAATATCATTCATTTAATTTAATTTGATTTATAACAAATATAAGTAAAAAAAAATACCCCTAAATAAATAGAGGTATTCTAAGCGAAGAGGCAAGCCTAATTGACAACATCACGAAGATGTAGACCTAATTGACAACATCACGAAGATGTAGACCTAATTGGCAGCCTCGCATATTTTAAAATCCATTAATAAAACTCCCTTTGAGAAGGACCAGTAGATCCTTGTGATATAATATATGATATACAAATTTTTTGATTGTTTGGTTGTAATTGATATTTTAACATTACTGCGTTTGATAAATCTCCAAATATATATGGCAACTGATGGTTTGTATTTGTCCATGTAGGGTTTGGTATGCCTATAGCAAATTTCATTATAATTTGTAGTGTTCTTCTATCATTTGGATTATTATCAATATTTATATTACTAGACTTACCACGAACTCCAAATCGTGTAGCCCATAGACCATTTAATGTTGTAGCAGGAAGCGAGGTCACTTCTGTGTTTGTATCATCAAACAAAAATCCTAAAGGATTAAAAGGCACTTCAATATAAGTGGTAGGTCTCAATGAAGCAAAGTCAGTTATCAATGACCCTGTCTTAGCAATCTTTAATTCACTATTTATATCCCACTCTGTCGGAATAGGAAATAATGTTAGCATAGAATTTGTTTGTGTACGAAAATCTTGTCGTGTTGATGCCCAATTGCTTCCTGGAAAATTAGCTCTCTGATACTCCCCATTGTTATGAGAAGGGTGAACAAAGTTTCCTTTTTTCATCACATATTCCTGGCTGGGTTCAACTAATCTAGGTTTTGGCTTTTTATATCTAAACATAAAAAGCCGAGGATTTTTAGTTAACCAATCTGTTTCAACAGGTTTTTGTATAGCTACCGAAGAACCTGCACCAACAGTTTTTAAAATATACATATATGGCGTAGGTATTCCTTCTGAGCCAATATATTCCTTTAATCCATCAACAGTAATATTTTTAGTTACGTTTGTAGGCGTTCCGTTTTCTTGACTAATAATAATCTTATCAGTCCCTTGTGGAATTACGGTATTGTATGTGCTTATTTTTGGCATAACTAATATTTTACTTTAACAAATATAGTTAAAAAAAAAGACTTATATTTTTAGATTTATATCACGCCTTTAAATATTAAACCTATTGTGCTTCCTGTTGTTGTATCAACTGGTGGGACTGGTTCATCCTCATCAACTTGGTTATGAAAAGTTTCTAACCAGGTGTAATGAGTACCTGGTACAATATCATCTTGTGACTCACCGTTCATGTTTGCAGCTCTCCAAACATTAGGTATACCATCTTTTAAAGTAGATATTAAAGGTGAGGCTGAATTAGGTTGTGGGTATTGATTTGATGGGTATCTTGTTTGGCTAGTTGTGGGTTGTTTATTAATGCCTAAATCACGATAAAATGTGTCTAAAGCATATTCGTCTTCAATTACTGAACCATCATTAGCTAACCTCTTTGTATTTCCTGTATAAGCCAAGACTTCAGTCTTTACTTGATCAGTATCAAATATAGTCGACGGCTCACCTACCAATGGAAATGCTGAACTCGCTCTAGCGTCACTAGGTATAGGAAGATTTGCTCCAATATCTGATCCTGAGAATGTTGTCCAAACATCATCAAATTCAGGGTAGGCTGGAATATCTTGAACTCCTGTTATTATAGTACCACCTGCATATAGTTGACAAGGTGCAGTTGATTGATATTGCATTCTATGCCTTCCGTAATTTGCTCTATTTGCTTGAACATACATATTCTGTACGTTAAAGTTAGCATCTCCTGTTGTTCTTATTAACCTACTCGTATAATTACCAACAAATATATTATAAGCATCTTGTTGTGAATTACTACCATAACCTAACATATTAGGAAATCTATAACTTATATCTTGATAAGAACAGTATGCGGTTGTAGCGTTTGATTGGCCTGTATAAGCTCCTATAATAGAACCTTTTGAACTAGCTGCCATTAAAGTCCATTGAACAGTAATGTTATTTACTTCACCATTACTACTTGTTATACTAAAACATTCATCACCTCCGTAATAAAAAGAACAGTGGTCAAATATTATATTTTCTGTAATATCATTTGCAACACTTGTAACCCATAATACATCAGCACCTGGAGATTGATCATCTCTTTTATAGAATGATGTATATCTCCAAATTATGTTTTTAGCATTTTGAATCATTAAATAATCTGTAGAAAATACTATGTTAGAAGTTTGACCACTAACAGTTATATTACCCTCATTAGTTTTTGATGCAAAATTTAAAACAGTAGTAGAAGGTACTACGATAGTACCACTAACGGTAAATACTATCTCCTTCGCAGGTATATCTAATTCATAAAACATATTATAGAATCCACCCGAATAACTGTCTGTGGCTGCATCATACACTACTGCAGTATCCCAAGTTAATGTATCAACGTGACACACTTTTCCTCCTCTACCACCAGTGGTGTAAGCTCCTGCTCCAACTGCACTTGGAAATGCTTTTACGCTCATAGTTTATTTTTTAAACTTTTGTTACTGAAATATTACCTCTATCAAACCTCTTCTATTACTATACTACTTATTTCTAATACGTCTCCAGTAGTTACTCCTGTTGCTGCGTTAGCCATAGGGTAAAACCTCATTTCAGCATCGTTAGATGGGTCATTTGGTGTAAACAAAACTTCAGCCTCTACCCACTGACCTGTTGAAAAAGTACCACTTGGATAAGTCACATTTGACACTTCTCTCCAACTATTAAAAGGGTGTTGAACAGGTGTACCTGCGGTTGTGTTTTTATATCTTATAGTAGCCTTGTATGCTTGACCTACTGTTAAACCTGTAACTGTATGACCTAAGTATCTTGTATTAGTATTTGTAGTTCTTGATTCTATAGATATAGAAAAATTCTCACCCGCATCTGTTGACGCTATGCTATTAGCAAAGAAAAGAGAACTCGCAGACCAACCTGCGTTAGAATCTATATCATTTGCACCAACTGCATTATCAAAAGGGTACACATTTGACGAAGGTAATGTAGCTGAAAACACTTCTATATCACCTAAGTATACTTTATCAACGGCAGTGCTTCCAACGTAAAAACCGTCAAGAGCACTAGCACCTAATTTTATATCTGCCATATTACGATGTTATTACGTATAATGTATCTGGATTATGTGAACCAACTGCAGCATTATACTCTGCTTGTGTTAAACTAACTACATTAAATACCTGATCACTACCTGTAGGCTCACCAGTTGTTTGTGAGTCTATAGCGTGTGGTGGATTTATTACAACCCAGTTATCTTGTGTTTTTTGCCAGAGCGTTAATACATCACCTTCTCTATAAGTTGTAGACGTGTCACCAGTGGCTACTGAATAAGCATTAGATATTTTACCAACACCTGCTTGTCTATATGTTAATACACTACCCACTGGTATTGCTTCTGTTGCAAAATCCCTAACAGTAACAACAACATCTGTTGCCGAGTTAACATCAACCATTACACCCACTTGATCTATTGTAGCATTGAAATTAGATATTTCTTGATCAGCAGATAGACTTGACAGGTTGCTAGTTAAAGCTAAAGTACCACTTTCATCAGGAAGATTAAAAGTTCTATTTCCAGTAAAATTTGGAGCAAGAATTTCTCCTGAATAAAGATTTCTATAAATCTGATATGAATCTCCAATTTCTGTGAATATATTACTAGATAAAGTTAATTGAGTATTACTTACAACTACAGTGACTATAGAAGTTGTCCATATAGTTTCTGTTGTATTAAAAACGGTATCTCCAACTTGAACGTCAGTTATAAAGGAAGCTCCGCTTTGAATTAACGAATTAGTAGTAACATTAGTATTAGTACCTTGAGCTACATTATTTCCAGTGGTAAAGGATAATTTATTATCAAATAAATTAGAACGAACACCTGTGTCACTAAATCCAACTACTAAGCCACCTTGTGCAACAACTCTTACAATTCTGTTTGCATCATCTACTATTAATTCAGTAAATCCACTATTCCCTTCATAGTCTCCAATCTGTACTAATAAATCACCGCCAGTTCTAGTTCCTGAATAAGTCATCCACTCATCCATATTGTTAATAATATCACTTAATAGAGCTAAAGTACCAGTCGCACTTGGAATAGTTAATGAATTCGCTCCACCTTGAGTTACAATAGTATCATCTTCTAATTGTATTTCACTTTCAAACACAGTGACGTCAACAAATGTTTTATTTCCATCAATGTCTTGATCTGAAATCAAATCTACGTAATCTGTATTATTTGGAATATTTGGAACGGAAATTGTGAGAGTATCATTTAGATCATTAGCAATAAGTACATTTGCTCCTGGTACTAAATTAACAGTACCTGTTAAAGTATTAAGCGATAAAACTCCATTACCTCCTCCTCCTCCTTGATTTATATATTCTTTTAAATCATCAATTGTAATGTTTTTAGTAGCGTCTTCAGGAACACCTACGGTTTGTGTAATTATTATTTTATCTTCTCCATGTGGTTCTACTACGGTATATTGACTAATTTTAGGCATAACTTATTTTTTATTTTTAAATATTGGAGCTACTTTGTCTGCTATTTTTTCAGCACTTCTTCCTATTACATAACCCCCAATACCTATGTCTAGTAAATTCCAAAACTCAGGCTCTAAATCAGGAGTTACCAAATGTGATGATAGTTGAGATATAAACTTAGTGTAAATTATAATAAACCCAAATGACAACATAAGGATTGGTCTCCAACTTCTCTGAAGCCAATTACCTTTTGCTTCAGCTATTATTATTTCAGTTTGCATTTTCTGCAACTCAAGTTCTTTCTCTTGAAGAACTTTAAATATTTGATTCTTAGCTTTTATTCTTTCTTCATCGCTAGTAAACAACTCATCAATAACGTCTCCGATTTGTTTAAATACTTTTGTTCCAAAAAATTCTAATATTTTTTTCATACTAATAAGTCCACATTACCTGTTGAGCTTTATCAAAATCTAAATCTATATGAATAAAAGTATCAGCCACTCCTATTCTTTGAAACCCTGTTTCTTGTAGCAAGTATATTAAATGAAATCTATCTACAGAATTAGTGCATTTAATATCAGCAGCTAATCCATACATGTGACTTGATCCCTTTGATGTTTCTGTTTTAGGCTTTCCTCCGACTGAAGCATTATGCTCTTCTGTCCTGTAGCCACTATTTATAACAATAGGCTTACCAAATTTATCCCTTACCTCGTCAAGCATTTCAAGAAAATCTTCACTCATTAAAGAACCACTACCAGGCATATCTGGAGAATCAAATTCTTTATAGGTAAAATAATTCATTTCTTTTCTTTGTAATTAGCATAAATTCTTTGTGCAGTATATACTATTGATGCAATTAATAGTATTATTTTAAGTATTTCTTCTATTTCACTAAACGAAATTACTAAAGCAATACTATTTAGTAGGTATATTTTAAAGTCTGATATGGTCATTTTATTAAACATCTTTGTATTGATAATTTATTTTAAGGTCTATCAACCAAGAATTAGTTTGAATATAATGATATGTAATACTTGATTTCATATAAACAAAGTTAATAAATTTATTTATATGTTATTTTGTAAAAATTTGTATCTGTTTTCCCAGTTATAAAAACAAAAAAGAATAAAATATTCTCTTAAATCCTCTCTTTTTACCATTCTCAAAAAAAGATCTATTTCTTTTTCAGATGGCACAATTTTAGCTTTATCGCATTTGTAACAAAACTCGTACAATAACGATATCATTTTTTAATAAATTTTAATGCTTACATTTTAATTTGGCATTTTATTTTCTTGGTAAGGTATGCCGAAAGTTGTAGCACCTGTTGAAATAGCTATATACATACTACCAAAGTGCTAAAATACCTGAAGCAGTTGTGTTGGTTATAAAAACTCTTACCACATTTACTGGCAAAAATGTTCCATCTGGAAGTCCTGCAAACACAACATCGTCACCTCCTGCAGTTAATACTCGCAGGTCACCTCCTGTGCCTACATATAACACACATCCATTGTTCCCCCTTCCATTGGAGTTAGAAACACTAGGAATGTCTACCGTATCACTTGGTGTAACTGCTGCTGCTCTACTCGTTTGTAATTTTTGATATGCCATTTTATTTATTTTACGTGTTGAAATGTTACTGTTACTTCTACATCTTCTCCTGAGTTTGAAAACCCTCTACTTGGTATTGCCGTAAATGCAAAAATATCACCTACATTAAAAACCTTATCTACTTGAGAAGATAAATCTTCAACAAATCCTGGGTAATCTCCTGAACCACCATCCCAAAATGTACTTAAAGTTATATAATCTGTCCAGTTTGATGCATTAACTAACTGAGCATTTATGTCGGTGCATCTAAAAACTTTAAACGCTACCAGAGCACCCCCTGCTGCAGCTTGATAACCATCAACTGATGACCATTTTACAGAGATTTTTGAAACAATACACTTTGATGTAATAACAATATTTCCTAAGTGATCTGCCTGAGTAATTGGATTTACTCCCCATGCTGCAGTATCACCACCTAAAACATCTGAAGTTCCTCCTCCAAAATTTATAAATGTTCCTGAAAAAGAATCAGTCCTAAAATCTTCTATAGTATAAACGTCTCTTTGAGAATTTGCCTGTTGAGATCCTAAATTTTTTGTAACTACATCTGGAGCTACTCCATGAAATTGCGTTCCTTGTGGTATCATTTTTATTTGTTATATGGAAATTTTCTATTCAAAGAATCTCGTCTTTCAGAACAACCACAAGGTTTACCTGTTGCTTTAGCAACTGTGTTTACTACTTTTTTAATTCCTGTAGCTTTTGTAAACTTTTCAATTGAGTCTCCTAATCCT